CTGCATTGTTAAGGTCAACAACCACGTCTCCTGGACGTAAAGCTGCCGCAATTGATCCTTCACAGCCATCATAACCACTAGTTGCAGGAGGAAGAGAATAAAGACCTGTGCATCCAAGAGCTCCTTTTGGAAAGCGTCCGTCAATAGCAACACCGTCTTGTCCGCCTGCGAGAGCAATTACTGCATTTCCTCCGATTAAGTTGTTTATTTGGCCATTGGTGACCGCAATAAGAGTAACAAGAGCACTGGCTGCAGCGTCCAACGCAATCAAGTCCCTAAGGTCGGACCATTCTGGATTGTTATCAGCGGCATCATAATTAATATTGATAGCACTTCCAACAACTGCTGTTATTGCAAGAACCGTTCCGACACCGGCATCAGTAAAATTAAGCGTTATAGCGTTTCCGGCGACACCAGCTTGACTTGCGACAACGGTATCGCCAAGCCCTACAATTGCTCGAGCTTGATTTCCTGCTGTTGTTCCTCCTTGATTCCAGGCAGAACTAACATAACTTCCATCACGCATATCGACTGCAGGAACATCGTTTCCAGTTTCTCCAAAATCACTCTTGATGTTCATTCCTTCGACGGTAACGCTTGCAGTAGGAATAGCTCCCACAGAAATATCAACGCTGTAATCAGTAATATAACCATTTCCAAGCGAGATAACTGTTTTCTCTTCTTCTCTTCCTGCATTGTGGATATTTGTATCGCCATTAACTGCATCGCGAGCTTCTGGGACGGTCAATATAAAGAAGTTGTTTCCTGCTTGATAAAGTTCAGGAGATAAAGCTCCACTCAATGCATTAGTAACACCATCGGTTACGAACTCAAGCATTCTTTCATTGTATCCGTCTAAAAGATAATAGCTAAAATCCAAGTTAACAGTTGGAGATTCTACGACAATGCTGTCAAGCCTAGACATGTGTCCAAACTGATTAACGTCTTGTCTTGTTACGGTGAAACCATAATTTGCACTCTGAATACGATTTAATTGCTTAATGATCGTACCATGGTACTTAGGGGCCCCAGCTTGTCCATCATTCCATGCGGGCCAAGCATCTCCTTCTTGCCATCCAACTAAATTTTGAGCATTATTTTTAGCCGGTGAAGCTTCTGTTCCGCCGTGAACCTGCTGAGAATCAACAGCTGGAGTAAAAAGCCCAAAAGGTCCTGGACCAACGTTAGCTGCTAAATTAGCGTAATTAGCTGGATTAGCTGCGTCTGCAATTGCGGCTCCAGTAAAGTGTGCTCCAGTAGAATCTGGGCTTATAAATAACGCTTCTGATTGGTAGATTACTCTGTTTCTATGTACTGTCATTTTTTAATTTCTCCTATTTTGTTTTGAAAAAGTTGTTATCTTTTATTACATCCCTTATTTGCTATTGGGAAATTTTTTTATTTAGCTCTCGGGAATCTTGCTTGATTAATTTCAAAATCAACGAAACCGAGATACAAATCTGGGTTTGTCGTCTTGGACAATCTATCACTAATTTTAGACGCTCTTGCGTCGTCGATAAACATTATTGGTCCATAATGATGGCAATTTCTTACTGTTTCAGTATAGCTAAAATGGCCCGTCTTAAGATCTCCATATTCGTCAAGTGGATAATTATCGTAACCCACATTCACTACTCCCCTATTGAAAGCGTCCGCACACAAAGACATTGCCCCATCAAGCTGATAAAGATTCTCTGCGAAAAATATTACCCTATAATACAAATGAGTTAAATCCTCTCCTCCGAATGCGAATGGAGTATTTTGAGTTCTTTCCATCGACACAAATGCAGCTGGAGCTACTTGTTGATAAGGTATAAGTCCCGTGCCCTGACCCAAGTCGGGAGTGGTTCTACTATTTACATTATACTTGTTCTGTATAACTAAATTTTCTTCTGTATCATCGGCTAGATATATATTTATATCTTTAACTGAAAAGTCGCCACTAATTTTCAAGTCTGCATAATTTGTTGGAAAAAATATTCCATCAAAAAGAACCCTTCCATTTTCGAAATCTAAAGATAATCCGCTTTGTCCTCTTTCACAAAAATTATACACCCCATCGCCTGTATCCACGTAAACTCCACTTGGTATTACTGCTCCAGCTATATCGCTGTCGTAAACCCACTGCTTGTATTCACTATTGTACGACACTAATCCGTTTACTGGATCATCAGGATACATTGGCAATCTTTCGTCGGGCATATAATAAAGCTCGCCCTGCTTGTTCGAGTACGCCTCTCCGCAGTGAACAAGATAATGATCAAGCCATAAAGCAAAGCTGCTCGTTGCGTCGTGCTGAAATTGCGGCTTCATAATCCTCTTCCTACTGAAATGTCTTTATCTATTTTCTCAAATATCTTTGCCCATTTGTTTAAAAACGCAGATACATACGGAGTGTTGCTAAATTTACCCGTTCTTATTTTATTATTTGCTTGAACCCCTCGCCCAGATCTACTATTCTTGCTGCTTGTATTTAAATACATTCCCAGTCCAGACATTCCTTTTTCTATTCTTTCTGCCCAGCTTATTCCGCTGGCCCAAGGCAAAGGGGTGACCGCAAATATATCCCGGCTACTTGGTATTTCTATTATCAATTTTGCTGTTCCATTTTTATTAAATCTAGTGACCCTATAATTGGTTTGAGATAAAAGCTCAAGAATTGGAGTTATCGGACTATCTCCTTGATTAAAACCTATAAACGTAAAAAGATTACCGTAGCCCCCTAGTGTGCCGCTTATATTGCTTGATGTTGATCCGGCTAATATCTCCTTGGTTACCGGTAATCTTAAAAAGTTTGCCATCATTTCCTTCTTTAGTTTTTCTATTTTCTTGTAAACTAATTCTCCGTTTTTTAATTTTAAATTGTTTAATATAGCTTTTTGTGAATTTTTTGAAGATAAAGATCTTTTTATTTCTTTATCAAAAGCTGCACTATCAACTGAGAATCTTACGGGCATTAATCTGTTGGTCTTAAATAATAAGTAAAGAATTTAGGGCGGAATAGTCCGTGCTTCCTGACATCTGTAACTTTAAACATCAAGCGGCCATCTATTTCTACGCGCTTTGCATCTTTAAAATACTCGTACCCTTCTGAGTCAAGCTTTATTCTAACCTCTCCAATGTCGTGGCTTACTTTTATTGTGCTGTTTACTTCTGAATCAAAGTTTACTTCTGTTTGTTTGTCTGAGTATAGTATTCTAGCCTTAAGGGCGCTAAACTGACTTTTTCTTATTGTCTGACTAACTCCCCTGACGTTGTTGTATAGATAATTAAAGTTCGGATCAGTACTTACTATAACCTTCTGGGATTCTTTATAAGCAAATATACTGCGTGCAAATGTATCGTGCATGTCTTGCATTACTGATTCGTATTCTGCCTTTTGGGCCGCTGTTAAAAAACTCGCCATAAAGTATTATACACTTTCTTTGAAAAAAATACTCTCGCATTTTATAATAAGATACAACGAGCAAACACAAACTACATGAACCCAGACGAATCAATACATTCATTCTACAGTAAAAACACAAAGATACTTTTTAAATCTTTCTTGATTATGATTGAAGATCTAAATAACGATCATCTTCGCAACTTCGAGAAACTTCGTAATTCTGTCCCCAAAGAATATCAACCGTTAATCGACCAAGCAGACTACTTCGATCAAACAAAACTACAATACCTAAGAAAGAAAATACTAGACCTAGGTAATGAAAGTATAAGAACTACTGAAAATTCATTAGAAAATTTTACTATAAGTTTTAAATTCTAAACATATAATACATTAAGCAATAAAACAATATTAATAATATGAGCAAAAAAACAATCTACAAGTTTACTGTCAATAAAGAAGAAGAAGTTGAGGAACAAGAAGTTTCTGAAGTTGAAAACAAAGAAACTAAGGAAAAAGAAAAAGTTACGAAAACTAAAACTGTAAAAAAACCAGTTCAGTACACTATCAGAATTGCCTCCCCCTCGCGTAGGCAAGTGGAAGATGCAGACATGGAGTTCAGTATCGAAATGAGCAAATGCATCAAAAAAGGAATTCTGACAAAAGCGATGCTCGCAAAAAAATACAGCGACAGCGGGGGGCTACTTTCAGAAGAAGACTCTACAGAGCTGATGCGCCTTTATAGAGAGCTCACTGAAACTCAAAGCGATCTTGGCCGCTCAATTAACAAGAAAAACAAAAACGACAAAGAAACCAAAAAAGAAGAAGAACTGACCGAATCTTTTGCGGCGATCAGAAAGCGTATTGTTGATCTTGAAACAAGCTACCAAAATGTATTTAATCATACGGCCGATACTAAAGCCCAAAATAAAACCATATTATGGTACATGCTCAATCTTTCTTATGTTACCGGTCCGGACGAAAAAGAAACTCCTTTATTTGCCGGACAAAGCGTGGAAGAAAAAGAAGAGTCTTACTATCAGCTTGACGAAAATGAAGACGAAGTTTTTGACCTGGCTCGTGAAAAATTGATGACCTTTATTAGTTTTTGGTACTTTAGCCAAAACGCATCCGAGGAAGATTTCTCCAATCTCGAAAAAGATATCGATTCTGGCGAACTCTAATGGGTGGACCCAAAAGAGTATAGAGGACTATTCAAAGAAATAGTCGATGGGTTCTCAGCCTACTATGTGGGTGAAAAAAAAAGGTTCATAAAACACCAATCCACCTCAGATCTTGTTGACTTTGATCAAGTGTACCAAATGCACTTTGACCGAGCGATAGCCAGAGGTTTACCCACTGAAGAAGAAATATTTTCTGATCTAGAAAAAGAAGGGGTCTGGTCAAAATCTGATGACGCCGAAATAGAAACTCAAAAATTCTATCTACAAAGTTTAGTAAAAAACAAAAAGAACATTTACTTAAAGAGCGCACTGCAAAGAGTAAACGAACAGATAAAAGAAGCTGAGAAAAAACTAAACGAATTAACCTCTCAAAAGGAAAACCTTATATCGAACTCGTCGGAAAGATACGCTACCAATAGAGCTAATGACTTTTATATGTTTAATAGTTTCTATAAAACTCAAGATCTAGACGAGCCCCTGTATACCCAAGAAGAATTCGAAAACATAAGCACAAAAGAAGTTACCAACCTAGTAAGAATATACAATAGCTTTCATACAAAATTTTCAGAAAAAAAAATACAACACCTAGCTATACAAGATTTTTATAAAATATATTACTCGTTCTCGGAAAGCACTATGGACTTCTTTGGTATACCAGTAGTCAAGTTAAATAACTTCCAACTCAATCTTCTAATATATACTAGAATATTTAAAAATATATTTGAAATGAATGATGATATTCCAGATAAAATAAAAAAAGATCCAGAAGCCTTACTGGATTATGCAAATTCTTCAGAGGCTAGGGAAGAGGTTAAGGGGAAAATGAACGACTCTTCATCAGCTTCCACAATTGTAGGAGCCACAAAAGAAGACCTAGAAGAATTAGGAATGAATACTTCAAGCGGCACAAGCCTACATGAAGCCGCCAAGAAAAAAGGTGGATCTCTCTCAATGAAAGATTTGATGGATATAGGCGGAGTTTAGTGTATACATATACATGCCTAGTATTAAAATTCGAAACTTAACCAGTGCTACCGAACCAGAGGTGGTTAGTGGTAATTTTATAGCTGCAGCCTTAGATGAAAATGCAGGACTAACAAAATCTACTCGTAAAGTTACTTTCGCTCAAGTAGTAGCAGGAGGCCTAAAAGACGGAGTCGTACCTATTCCTATTGAGTCCTTGCCTGTGGCAACAAATAACTCTCTCGGAGTAGTACAGATTGGAGGTAATTTATCTATAACCCCACAGGGAGTTTTGAGTGCCAATTCATATTCGTTACCGATAGCAAGCGGAACGGTTCTTGGAGGTATAAAAGTTGGAAGCAATTTATCTATAACCCCAGAGGGGGTTTTGAGCGCCAATTCATATTCGCTACCGATAGCGACCAAGCAAGCAGTCGGAGGCGTACAAGTCGGAAGCAATTTATCTATAACGCCGCAGGGCCTTTTGAGTGTCGATCTCGCCACCCTACTACCTTCTCTGCCTATAGCTACAACAAACTCTCTCGGAATGGTTCAGGTTGGGGCAAATTTATCTATAACACCGGGCGGGGTTTTGAGTGCACCTACTCCCGCTGCTGCTTATCAATTACCAATAGCAAGCGCAACAATTCTTGGAGGTGTAAAGGTCGGAGATAATTTATCTATAACCCCAGAGGGGGTTTTGAGCGCTCCTCCTCCAGTTGCGGCGCCCACACCTACTTTTTCCTACGATCCCGCAACGGAAACCCTAAACATAACAAACGTTTAATTATATGCCGAATCAATCGTTCGACATGTCTGCCGTTAAAGAAGTTAAATGGCATGATAAAGATCTAACATTTAATGTTTGCGACCTTCAAATTGATGGGGTATCTATATGGAAATGCAATACCGGAGCAGGCTACTACCTAAAAAACGGAGATGCGGGTGGACCTATAGTTAGCGCGAAAACTGGGGTAGAAAAAAGCGTAGCCCAAGTTATGGAGGAAAGAAATTACGGCTTGCGAGTCGCCGGCTCACTTTGGTTTTATGTTCTCGAGGTGCCGGGAAACCCATACTATGTATACCCACAACTTTTATCCTGGCAACTAGGCAGATCCGAAACACAATCGAACATACAATCAAGCTCAAAATACATTGCGCTCAGAAATAGATTGGTCTCAGAACTCAATAGAGAAATTTTAAGCACTCGACTTCCTGTAAATCCATACCCTTACGCCAATCCACTGTCTCCGTATTACCCAAATGACCCCGATCAAGATCCTTGGCTTAATTGGTAATTAAACGAATCAATAACACCCCGAACCAGTAACAGTCCATCCATCATTTCCAGCAACCTGTCTGGGTTGAGCGCCATACATATTATACGCACCCACAAGCTCTGTAATTTTCTTGTCTGCTTCTTCTGCTAATTCTTTATAATTTCTTGACGCACTGACTCTATCCTTGGCTGAAAAGACTCCTCTTTTTATTGTGGTATCTCCTTCGCGTAGTTCAGTCCATTCGCTTTCATTAAAGGCTGAGGCCGAACTTGCGTCGTAAAGGCTTCTAAGCACCCTTCTTGCCTCTTTAAAGTAATAGTCCTTGATATAAAGCTGAACGAGTATTTCTTTTTCTTCTTCTTGAAGTGGCGGGTTTACATCTCCTCCTGAGCCAGTGTATCCAAATGATTGGTTGATTAAAACATTTAATTGTCCTACATGCCCGCTTAAGCTACCAGATATGGTCAACAGTTCAGCAGCTTTCTCTGTAGTGCCGGTAATGAAATCAAAATCGTACAGAAGTACGCCGCTAGCTATTTGACCTATCTGATTAAGGGACATTAGAATTGCTCTCCAAGTATCTTGAGTAATTTCTTACCTTGCTCTGATTCTGGATCAACGATTGGTTTAGTGACTTGAACCACTTTGTTCGCGCCGCCAGTAGTATACTGGGAGTACGCCTTTTTGAGTTTTGTTTTCAACATTGCTTTTGTTCCCGATGGAAACACCCCAGATTTAACTGCTAGTTCTTGCAAGCTGGTAATCGGCATGGTTTCTATTGCTGAGTCAAACGCTTCTGACGTATCGTATCCAAACGGATTCTTTTCTTTGAAACCCATTAATTGCTCGAGGTCTCTTGCTTCTTTTGATTCCTCTTTTAAATGATCAACTCCGTCACTGAATTCCATCGGTGCTTTTGTTGCCTTTTTTCTTGTGTTTGTTTTTTTAGCCATGATTTTTCCTTTTTCCTTTATTTATTATATAAATATATGTTAATATCCACAAACAAAAAATCCACCATAAAGGTGGACTTTTTGAAAGTTTCCTTTGAGACTCTATTATAGAGTGATTCCAGTAAGAACTCTGTCATCAAGGATCATACGACCTTCTTCAAGAGAACCGTAGTATCCAATTTTTTGCTGACGAATACTATACTGATCATCTGCCAAGAGAGTAAACTCGGATCCTGTTTCAGAATCAAGAGCAACTGCGCGGAATAAAGATTCACGCGTACGGTCAAGACCGATAACTAAATCTGTTCCAGCTCCGCCAAGACCAGTCCATACATTTGTGAACTTTTGACCTGCGCCAAGCTCATTGATTTCCATGATGGAAATACCGTAGAACTCAGGAATACCAGCGTTTTGATAAATTGCGTTGCGCATTTCATCGGTAGCTGCAATGCCGTCAGCTCCAGTACCAGCAACTGGGCCAGTGTTAGTATTAACAGGATTGTAAGCCATCGCACGAAGACCTTGAACAGCCTCAGGACTCATGATCATATCAGTGATTCCTTTGATTCGGCCTTCTGGAGTTCCACCTGTCCATGCAGTGTTGATTCGTTTTGCTTTAGTTAAAAGCTTATTGAAATCATCAAGGATCAATGTGGTTCCATTAGCTGCGTTAGTGTGAGCTACACCGTTTGTGCTAGCAGCAAATAATGCTCCTAGGATCAAGTTTGCAGAAGTAGATTCTTGACGAAGAAGAATTTCTTGAGCAATACGAGTAAATGATTTACCAACAACGTCTAAACGAGACTTAGCGGCGTAGCGTTTGTCGAAATCAACAGCGCTATCAAGACGATAAGTCGTGAACTTCATTTCTGAAGCAGTTGGTGTTACAGTATTGGTTGGAAGACCACCAGGAACTGATGTGCTGTAAACCTTTACGTAATCTGGAGCAGTAACATCATAGTAAAGATCCAAAGGAATACTAGGACTGTCCATATCGTTAAACTGGAAGTTTGTGAATAAGTTACTAAGCGTAGGAGCTTGGTTTACAACCTCGGCTAAAACTGGTCCGATGAATTCTGCCAATGCCATTTGTGCTTCGTAAGCAACTTCGCGATTTCGTGAGGCCATAGCCTTTACGAGCTCGACTTGTTCTTCTGTTCTCTTAAGTGTAATTTTCATTTTTTTTGATACTCTCTAGTTAAATATTAAAGGTCAAGTTTGATTACGTAGTAAGCGCCAGTTGATCCGTCTCCTGCAAAATAGTCAGGATTTGTTCCAACATCGTCGCGATCTCCAACTGCAAGACAAGTTCCAACAATTGTGTTCGTTGCGTTGTCGGCTCTGAATTTTCCTCCAGCTCCAAGTGCAACTTTAGCTCCAACTGTAGGCTCTGCTCCAGCGATAACGCTTGCTGCGCTAACAGTAACAATACCCTTTGTTAAAACAGGAACTGCTTCGCCAGGAAGAACTCCGTAAAGCTCAAGAAGTTTTTGCTTGTAGTAAAGGAACTTCTCGCCATTTTCATCAAAAGCGATGGTCTGACGAAGAGTAACACCTAATGGGATATCCGTACCGGCAGCAACGCTAACTTTTAAGGGCACTTCAGGGTAATAATTTCCACCCACGTGAGGGTAGTCAGTTTTACCTAAGTAAGATTGTAATTGAGCTGTACCGTTTGCGATGGGCTCTTGAGTCATGTCGCCGTTGGTTACTTTTACGATAACGCCTGCGTCCCAAGCACCATTAGATGCGTGAGTCATGTCTGCCAAAGTTAACGCTGATGTATCAAGCGAAAACAAGTTGACAACGTCGTGTTCGTTGTATTGTCTGAATGGAAGTAGTCTATTAGCCATTTTATTTTTCCTCTATTTTAGTATTGAATGTTTACGTTATCCTTCGAGAAAGCTTGTTTAAATTTTTCCCTTAAAGTTAGTTGGTCTTGAGTTGCATCGCCATTATTGTTGGCAACCACCTCTTCTTCGATTTCTGCATTTTCGATAGCTTCTTCAACAACCTCTTCGGTTGATTCTTCTGCTACTTCTTCTGTAGATTCGCTTGCGGAAGAAAGCTCAGAAATTCTCTTTTGAACTTGCTCTTCAACTTTAGCTGCAATAGCTTTTTGTTGTTCTTCCTTGAAAGATTTTGTTTTGTGCTTCCACATTACAGAAAGTTTTTCCTTATACTCAGCATAAGCTTCTTCTGTGGAATCAAGTGATTTAAGATCAGAAGCAAGAACGACTCGATCTTCGTCTTCTAATTCGAAAAGATCATCAAGTGCGCTCATTCTGTCGTTAAACTTCTCGGAAGCTTCTTTTGCGGCTGCTTCAGTTTTGAGAAGCTCAACTTGCTGATTCATTGCTGCGATTTCTTCTTTTAAAGATTCAATGGTCTTCTTAGACTCTTCGGAAGCTTGAACGAGTTCTTCGTTTGCTTTTCCCATTTCTTCTTTGTCCGCTTGCCACTGGTCATTCTTTTGAATGATAGCGTCATGAAAAACTTTAGTGATGTTGGCAATAGCCTCTTCAGAAAGTTTCTTAGACGAAGCTTGAGCTTCTAAGGTTTCTTTTACTTGGTTTAAAATTTCTTGTTCCATAATGATATTAGGTTTTAAGTTCTTGCTTAAATTTACATCGTGTTTACGTAAATGGGAACTTTTTTTATTTTTTATTTCTATTTTTTCATAGCTGGAGCTTTCTCCGCTATCTTTTAGTTTAAATTCTCGGATGCTTTTTTCGTCTACAGTTAAACCCTTTACGGCGGCTGCTGGATTAGCTGTGAAGCCGATTCCAAGAGGATAAACATCTCCAACGATCAAGCGATGAACTTCTTCTCCGTCGTCGTTTCTTCCGTTTCCTCCATATGCCTTAAGAAATTGTTTATTTTCTTCTTTGCCTTCTTCGTCTTCGATAATTTTCGCATCTTTTAAATTGTCGCTTCCAATGGCAATTACATAATCATTGAATCCAATTTCCCAGCTCGCTGATACTTTTTGATAAAGCTCATCCTCTTCATCTACGGATTTCTGAACGAGTTCTGCAAATTCGGGGTTAACTGTTTTATATACAACAGAAGATAATGCAATATTAAAAGGCTCATCACTTGCAGCCGCTTCTTCTTCGCTCATCAATTCGTTTGTGCCAAACTTAGAGAATGAAGCTCCTACGACATGTCCAACCACTTTCTTTCTTTGATGCTCTATATTGGTGGGCTTGTGAATGAAGTAGTCCTTTATAGCTATCGCGGTCTCGGTATCGATTCCATCTCCATTCTTATTGAACATGTTTGCTACAGCGCCGTTAAATGCTACTCCAACTAAATCAATGTTCTTTCCAAAATCAATATCTTCTGGTATCAAGTCCCTTAAAGATTCAACAGATGCTAAAGATTCAATCTGTTCGCTTTTCGGGCTAGAAGCTACAACACTTTCAGAAAACTTACATATATACTTAAAAGGTAAACTCATATTAATATATTAATACACAAGATTATTTATTATCAATATTTATTTTTTTACTATGATAAAGTATAGAAGCAGGATAAGATACAATTTCATGCTGTTCAGAAATATCTAAAACATCAGATAAAATATTTAATTTTTCAATATTATTAAAATCTTCAATACAAGAGCTTAATGCTTTTTCCCATTGGCCATGTTCTGTTGACATAACTATGCTTTCTGTCAATGTATCTATAATACCCTTGTGTTCTTTAGATAATCTTTTCTTGCCGTAGTGGTTCTTTAGCGCCGATTCAGCTTGCTTGCGTAAAGCTTCAATGCTGTACACCACTTCTTGAATATTCTTTCTGCTGTGAACTTCGTCCGAGGCAAATACTCCACTAGGCTTGGTTGTTGTTCCTGCTGGCCTGCCATTGTCTTTTTTTACGGCAGGCTTTGCTGGTTGAGGCTGTCCTGGCTGAGGAGGAGGCGGTCCCTTTTTCATTTGTTCCTGAGATACCTTTTGCTGCTCAATGCTCATTTCGTGCTGCTCTTCTTTCATTTCTTGATCTTCTTCGCTTAGAATAGGCTGAGATGCAGACAACGGAGTATAAAACCCTTTCTCTCTATCTTCAACAAATCTTTCTTGCGCTGGGCGAAGATCTTGAGGGTCTGGGTAAACACCTTTCTTTAGAGCAATCATTCCCTGTTCTGGGGTTATGATTCCCATCTCGATTAACCTGGACGTTACTCTTTGTAGTTGCACTTCATCCTTGATGTCTATCTCTACGAATTTCGCCGTTGGGAAATTCTTAAAACCCATTGCTTGACAAACTTTCTTTATCTGGGGCTGCATAAAGTCATTAAGAAATGCACTTCTAGCTTCTTTTAATCTCTCTAGAAATATCTGAGCTTTTACTTGAGTGCTTGAGTAATTCTCTTTACCCACAATAATGTTCTGTAAACCTTCCTTGATGTCTTCGTTTACTATTTGGTACTTGGTCGGACCTAGAACCTTATTTAGATCAGGTATAACAAATTCCGCCTTGGTTGTGTAGTCCGCAATCAAAGCACGCCCAATGCTTTCATTCTGGAAGAGGGATTGCATTGCTTTTAAATTATTTGGATTAACTCCTCCTTTGTCTGGAGTATTTCCCATCGTCACCAATAAGATTACATTTTCAATGGTACGAGTTATAGCTTGATCTATTTTCTTTAACTCCATTTTCCAATTTATATCATCAAGCACAGAGAAACCAAAAGGAATAGCAAAAGGCTCATAATCTTGTTTTTTATAAAAAGAAAAAATTAATTTATTAGGATCTAAATCGACCATGATTCCGTCTGACATCCACTGGTTCTGCTTTATTTTATCTTTGGCGTCTTTAGGTAACGCATTAAACATTTCTTGGTCGTAGTCAGACTGAGGAAACTTCAACTTCTCTATATCGTACTCACTTAGTATTTTTTTATAGATGCCATTCTTTGCGCTGAAAGTTAAGGCTCTGTCGGCCACAAAGTCATATGGGTTTAAAAATATGTAACCAACAGGTATTTTCTTGGATCCGATGTTTTTACTTTCTGCTCCATAAACCTGATTCAGTTTAATTAAATCTTCTGTAGTAAATTTGCCGTCCAGCTTATACATGAAAACATTCCCCGACCTATAATACTCCCTGAAGTATTGATCCTTTAACTTCCATATGTTTATCTTCTGCATCCATTTGTCTATGAATATCTTGGCTTTCTCTGAACCTCCGTCTAAATAAATGTCTGAATTTGAGAACTCAGCCATTACGTCTATAGCGTTCCTAAAGATTGGTACGTTCGCATAAGCTTTCTGACAAAGCTCAATAGAAATCCTTGGGCTTACATAAGAATCCTTGTACGAGTACGGCAATCCCAGACTGTCGATATTCGCATACTTGTTTGCCTTGGGTGGTTTTGTTGCCCTGTTTGATCTGTAACGAGTTCCTTCTTCTCCTTCTATTTGGCCTACGTTTCTAGAGTAATTTGCCTCGGTATAATAAGACTCTCCCGCTGTAGCTGGTTTTACTTCTTGAGTACTTTCGGCTTTACTTAATAAAGAATTTAGATCTTCTTTCTCCGCCTGACCTGCACTTGCGTTGAATTTACTCCAGTATTCTGATTTCTTATTATATTTTCTTGGCATATTATATAGTACACCAAATCCATTGAAAGTCTATCCAAAGTTGCAAAGTTAACTTTAACTTTACTTTTAAACCATTATCGGAGTAAACGTTGCATCTACATGTGCCTCTTTGGCATTCATCATGTCGTAATACGTCTTGATCATCCAATTCCCAAGAACCAAAGCTGAATAAGAATCCTTCCTTGTTTTACTTGGTCCGCTTTGCCTTCTTAGGTTTGACGGCAATCCAAAAGTTTGAGTTCCTTGGGGCGTAGAAGTTACCTGTATCAATGCACATTGATTTTTAGTATAGTTAACCATATCCCATTGATGATCCAGGAAATCTATTAGCTTTGCCCCACCGCTACTTTTCAAAAACTCTTTCTGATTGGGCACAAATGTCAAATCGTCTATAGGTACTTTTTTCTTTAATTGCATATGATAATTATCATCCAATGGCCTAGAGCCAAACCATATTCTTTTGTGGTCTAAGTTGGCCTGTAAAAGTTCATTCGACTTTCTAATCCAGTCAGAATTGGCTTTCCTCAGTATGCATATTTTTCTATCTTTTAAATTGTATTGCATTTTGAGCTCCCTGAGTCCTTCTTGGTAATGCTCGGTATTATCAAGGTCAGCAGAGATTTCCTGTATATTTATATTACTTTTATTGAATTGCTCACTAGCGTTAGCTCCCTGTAAAAATTGTACACCTCCACCATAGTCACCAACAATAGCAACAATATTAAAATGAGTCAACAAGTAATGAAAATAATTAATATGATCCTGCATCTTTAAACCAGGAACAGCATAACTATGAATTAAAGTACCAGATTTTGTATTATCATTCAATTTAAATAATTGCATAGCGAAATCGTCAGAGCTTTCACTCTCCGCCCAACTTGGGTCAAATGCTAACAAATATTTACAATCTCTGTCTCCAGCAAGCTCCATGCAAGGAGTCTCTCCATCAGGAACAGTGCATGCAGCCATTGTGGATGTTTTAAAGAACCCTGAGCTGTCGTCCGTGAATATAGCATTAAACTCTCGATCAAACTGAGACTGACTCATTGTTTGCTTTGATTGATTGATCAAGTTTTGATCGTAAAGAGCTTCGGGGGCCACATCATAACTAAAATGCATTATAACCCTTTTTGACGTATCTATGGATCCTGGATGAGTTCCGTCGAGAATTAGATTCTCGAATGTCTCGTATACCTTATATAAATATTCAAACTTATAACTAGCAGAGGATAATGCTATCAATTTATTGTTTGGCCATTTGTACCTATCCTCTTCCTTCATTTTACCCTTGGCTATCATTTGGTCTTCTAGTTTTCTTACCTTCTCTCTTTCTGTGGGGTTTTGAACAACACTAAGGAACGGCAAAATAACCTCATTGTAAATATGCTCTGGCATCAAAAGAAACTCATCAATAATAATTCTATGAAACCTAAAACCACGCAACTTTGAACCATCACCCAAAGGTAAAGCAATAATTTTAGATTCTCCGATCTCTAGGGTCCACTGGTCGTTTTTCTTTGATTTCTTGGTTATGCATTGCGCTAAAAATGCAGCTTCTGGTTTTCTTGCTATATCCTCAATCTTTTCAAATATCATCTTCGACTGCCTGAATGTGGCAGCCATAATACCTATCTGCACTCCCTGATTAAATATCGCATCCAGAAAAGCATATATAGCAGTACTAAAAGACTTGGACATTCCTCGACTCCATATACCAAGAAAGTAATCCGTTTCCAACATCGACTTGATGGCCAGGTGCTGAAAAGGAAAAAGATCCACTCCAGCTATTAAGTTTGTTGTAAAAGTTACATTATCCCTAAGGAAATTGTGAAGCAGTATCTTTGCGTCTGGCTCGTCTAGGTACCCCTTGATCTTCAACATTTCGTCGTTGACGTTCGTCTCTTTATCGTTGTTCGCTAGCCTGCCTTCTTCCCAAGTCATTGTTTATCTATAAAGTATTGTAAGTCTGTTTCCCATAATTTTTTACCATAAACCAAAAGCTTGGGTATCATTTCTTCTGATTGCTTCCTTCCTCCAGTAAAAATAAATTGACATTTTTTAGCGAATTTATGCATGAGTAATCTCATGTTATGCCATATGTATGGCAGGTTTGATTGCCTAGGTCCGTACATATTGTTTTTTATAATCGCTTCTATCGAACTTTCGACTACTATAAAAATATATGCATCAAATTCTTGTGCCCTTTCAAGCTCTCTAGTGAATCTTTTAAACCCTGTAGTCATTGTGCCTTTGAAGTCTGATTCGCTTTTCCTATCAACATAAGTATAGTCGTAATGCGGCGCGCCAACAGCGTAATCGCCAAAATCCAACTTCATAGACGTGGAGTTGTTAAACTTTAATGGTTGCTGCTCACGAGTGTCTATCAGTATGTTAATATTATCCAATTCTATATTTCTATCAAAAAAACCTTTCATTATATTTTTATCCAATAATGGTTTAATTTTTATATCATTGCATGCTTGCGAATAAGAACCAAAAAAATACTTATACATATCCATTGATGGCAAGTCATGAAGAAGAAGTTCCAGGTGACACGGAGCATATGCCAATTCCTTGACCGTAACGCGCTGCTGAAGGCGTTTCAATATATATTCCTTAACTTCCTCCTTGTCGGCATCTAAAGCCCATTTACGAAGGTTTCCCTGCGACACAAAATCAATATTAAAATAATCATCTTTATTTTTAAATTCTAATAATTCATTAGTTAATTTATCCCGACGCTGATAAATATTAACATAATATTCAGCAAGAGGAATTTTATGCGTCTTGGGAATGTGCAAGTGCAAGCCTCTTTCATTCTTGAAAGATTTATTACATACTTTACATTCACAAGTCATCTATAAACAAAAATAAGCCACTACAAAATGCAGTGACCTATTTCCATGCGCAATTAAGCAAAAAAATATATTAAGCAACAACTTCAGTCTCTGCGACTTCAGCTTCACCTGATTCGTTTTCTGCGGCTTCTGCGTCAGCTTTTTCGATGTGTTCAACTAACTTCTCTTTGTCTTCGTCGGACATCTTGTCCAACTCAGTGTTAGCTAATTGAATCGAGTAGCTTTTTGCCGCCTCAATTAGGCCGTTAAGGTTTAACTGATTGAGAATGGAGGTTCCAAGGGTTTCAATCATTTTGTCTCTGATAATTTTATCACTCATAATTATTTAAATTTTATTTTATATTTATTGTTTAGTTTACTTGTTAATTGTTTATTGTTTAACTGTAGTTTTCTTTGTATCTGCTACTGTTTGTATTATATATTGACAAGTAGTATATTTCTATATTAAAGTTTGTATTCTACCTTACCTTCGTCGAGAGACTTGTTTTCCGGCTCTTTGACCTGCTTTATGGAATACGTTGTGATTTCTTCTCCACCAATATCCTGTTCAACTAAATTCTTAGGGCTCACGATTGAGCTAAGAGCTTTAATAATAATGTGGTCCGTTTCACCAACAGGCTTGAAGTCAGCCTCTTTTTCAAAGATTTCTTGGATCTTGGAGTATTCATAGTCGCCAATTAATAATTCAATTTTTTTCATGTTGCATCGTGTTTAGAGATTCCTAGTATTCTTGCTTTCCAGCTATCCATATTATCAAGTCGAGTTACCTCTTCGTCAACTAATTTTTTCTGCATCTCTGCTAATTCCACCATTCGACGTCGTTCGTCCTCAACCTGAAAGTTCTTTACCAGTGAGATTATAGTAGCGTTTTCCTTGCTTTTATTCTTCAATCTCTCTGACCGGTCACCATTTAATTTTTTAATTAATGATTCCATTCTTTTTTCACATTTATCGTATTCATCTGTTTTAGATTTTAATACTTCCGCTAATCTTACTGTCATGTCTTGTTGGTCTTCAACTTCATTAAACATTGTATTTAGCTTTTCAATGTGAGATGATATATTTTTTAAATTAATATAATCAACACAAACATTAATATATAAATTTATTTCATCACTTGTTAAATCTGGTTTATCCCATGTAGCTCTTATAAACTCTGCCTCGAACAACTCTCTATCTTTCATGTTGCTGTAGTTACTTATAACCTGTATGAATCTTGGCGCCGAAAGACTTTTTATTAAGGATTCAATGCAGTTTGTATCATCATGAGTGAGTTTATCTTCCCTTAGGTCCGCAAAGCAAAATTCGTTAACTTTATTAAGTCCAGTAGACAAAAGCTTGGGTGGGGCATAAACCCTATTAACTGCACTCTCACTATCATGGACGTAAGCTGGTTCATACTCTCTAAGGAAGTCTAATACAGCTACATGTTGTTTCGAGAATCTTTTGACAGACATTTCAGGCCAAATCATCTCTGCTATCTGAAAAGCGCTAAGACCGTTCTTGGCTTGCTGCTTGGCAAACTCAATCTGATGGTCAGTTAATTCAATATCTTCGACCTTGTCCCATGCGCTAGTCTTGTAATCCATGCTCTGCTCTGCAAGAAACTTCTTTACAGCTCGACCTTCTTTACTTCGACCATCAAGGTCTTCGTTTTGAAATACAGCTTTTGTTAAATCTAGTAAATTAGGAGTTTCCTTAAAGTTTTCCCTAATGTATTGCTTTTGCTCTTTAGATAATGTTATTTTCATCTCCTAGAAATGCTATACCTTTCTTTTTTAGTATTTTAACGGCTTTGTCTTTTAAGGTTTTCTTCAAATTTTTAATTTGCTTGTATCCCGCTTTTCTTCCAGACTCTGTGCTCTTGAAGCCCATTTGGTCTGCAACTTCTTGATCTGTCAAGTTCTGTATGTAGAGCAAGTGGAAGGCCTTGAACTGCCTTTCATTTAGACAAGCTTTAAGTTCTTTGATTAATTTCTCGGAAGCTGAATTTATATCCATGTCAAGATGATTATCTACGTTTCCATCAATCTCATGAATGTGACTATCTAGAGATAAAGTGATTTTTACATTGTATGCGTGCTTTTTTGTTTTGTCCCATTTTTTGTATAGCGGGCATGTTCTGTCTTGTTGCCCGGATTTAGTGAAGCTGCATAGTTGCATATCTGCATCATTGTTGAAGGGACAGTTTAAGCATGGACGGGCGTAATTACTGTAATGGTTGCGAAGAATGTTCTTCATCTGGTTTGCAATAATTTTATTGAGCCATGGCTTTATTGGGCGTGACTGATCCCATTGATCCCATTTTTTTGCAATATGTGCCCGTATAATTTGCGATACGTCGTCAAAGTCTATCCATGCTACTGAGCTTAAAAACCAATTCCTCTTTCTTTTGATCAGTTCTTTATCTATTACATCATTAAGGTCTTCGTACTTTGCCTTAACTACGGGCTCCTTGAGTTCAGCGTCTTTTGTAGGCTTAGTTGCTGGTGTCTTCTTTTTGGGCGGCATCAATAATATCTTTAAAGTTATGAATTGTATTGCCCGATTTAGTTATCTCGTAGCTCAGTGATGATATATTTGGAACATGATCTATGTCCGTTTCGTCCTCTGATAGGGAGCCTCTAGATTCCTTTCTGGCTTCCATTTGCTCTCTGAAGCTTCCGGCGCTCTTGCGGGCAACAGGCTTCTTGTCCGCTTGTGGCTTGACGCCGCTTGATGCAGTTTTCTCCATAGGAGTTCCGCAGGAAGAACAAAACTTTGGCTTAGCGCCAGAGTACTCGTTTTTTGCTCCGCATTCTGTACAAAATATTGTTTGCATAATACTTGTATTATAAACAAGCAAATGCATTATATCTAATAATTTATATTAAATACCCGGCAATTATCCTTGCCTGCCTGCGCATAAACTCGTTGGTTGTTTTATCAAAACATTTATCTCCACTAGAAGCGCAAGAGTCCATGGCGCATTCGTCTACGTAGCCTTTTACATAGTCTACCCCCAATATGCCAATAACGGTATCGTTTAAAGTCTTTATTGGAACATTATAAATACTTCTGACTCCTTTGTCTTGAGCCATCATCGCAAAAGCGTGATCCGGAGCAGATTTAATATCCGAGTAAGCGAACGATCCTTCGCCAGTTAATTTGTTAATATAATCGTGAAAATTTGAAACAATATGGTTTCTTGAATGTTCATGCTCCCTGCTTATTCCAGGAAGAACCATTTCATGGGTGCAGCTAAACTTCTGCTGGCTTCTCCCGGAAACATAATAACTGCCATTATGAAACTGCATAATATAAGCGCGGTCAGCACCCATTTGGTTCATCAAGTAATCTAGAGCAGTATAAATGTTTTCGTTATTCTGAGTTTCGCTTAGTATTGGGTCTTTTTTTTTCGCTATATCTTTTGCTCTTTTTCTTGAAATTAGTACGCTAGCTATTGTTGCTGACGCACCGATTATCGCAGATACTATAATATAAATTCCATCCATACTTTTTGTTACACTACTTTTTGTATGTTTTTAATTTAGTGATTATATATTTTAATATTTCACTTCTAAATATGTCATTCTCATTAAACTTAAAGCAATGTATACCTTTTTCTTTACTTACTGGGTCGTTGAATAAGTTGAACATGTCTGAGAATCCGCTTCTGCTGCCGATATCGCTTTGCATCATATCGCCGCACACAAAGAGCTTTGTGTTTTCTCCTATTCTAGTTGTCATCGTAACGAGCTCCCTGAACGAGAAATTTTGAGACTCATCTGCTACTACAACTTTATTAAACCAACTTGCTCCCCTAAGGAAGTTGATTGGCATGGCTTGTATTCTTCCGTATTTTAAAAGTTCACTCTTTATGCCAGAACCTTTTGGAAGCATCTCTTCGAGCTTGTCCTCTAGTGGAGCCATGTAGGGGTTAATCTTCTCTTCTAGTGAGCCTGGTAGTGCTCCAAGCCCTTTATCTGCACTTTCGATTGCTGTACGAACATATAGTAAGTCCAGTTCTTCGTTTTTTTGCAAATGTCTTAGCGCTGAAAATACAGCCATGTATGTTTTGGTTGCTCCAGCTGGGCCAGAAACAAATATTATCTTGGTATTCTCGTCCATAGATAAATCAAGGAAAACTTTTTGCTTGTCGCTTAGGTTTTTGCCTTTTATTACTATTTTGGTCTTGAATGGGTTTATGTCAAACTCTGGGTCAATATCTTTTGGCGCTTTTTTTCTTGGCATTTATTTAAGGGTTATTGATTATTACTAAATATTACACAGACTTTAGTGTATAATATATTATATATGTCAAATATTTCTAAATACGATATTCTGGAGCTTCTTGCGAAGAAAATGCCTTTTTACGCAGCCACTCAGTGGCTTAAAGCTGAAAATGAAGATCTGGATGGAAGTACTCCTTCTGACTATATGAAAGAAGGTAAATTAAAGGAAGTGCATAAAGTGCTCGTTAAAGAATTGGAGGGCAAATAAGATGGCGGGCTGGAGTAGTGGGTGGGTAGAGATACCACATAATGTTTTTGCCTTTGGCTTTGCTCACAATTTAGGTACTACAGATTTAGTTTTCTCAGTTTATTGGTCTGCAGTCTTGCCGGGTCAAGGCACCGTATCTGTCGAAGATATTGATGCGAATTTTGGATCAAAGGTAGAAGTTTTAAACGAAAACGAAATTAATTTAATCTTGATGCCGGATGGCTTTTCAGGAGGCCTTTTCAGACCATCTATAGGGGTTCCAGGTTATATAAAGGTAGCAGCTATTTCTACGGTATCGGACCCTGTGCCTGGTACCGGCGATTTATGCAAAATACTTTCAGAAGATTCGGGCTATCAAATGTTCCGCAATGGATTAACCATACAATGGATGAGTAGTCCAGCATTTACTACAGAATCATCACAGGTGGTAAATTTCCCAATACCGTTTGCTTCAAAACCGTTTAAGGTTGTTGCCTCTACGCGTTACCCAAATGGTGACGCAGTTTCACAGACTTTCTTTCAAGTTGTCTCATGGGCCAAAGATGGGGCAACTATTTTCGCCCAATCAGGATTTGCTGCTTTTAACCCAGTATACGCCGATATAATCGCCATAGGTATAGCAGAAGTTACAGATTGCCCAGGCAGCACCGACCCGAATGATCCCAGCGATCCAGAAGGAACAAAGATCAGTCAACTTACTAGCGCCGCCGAATTAAAAGATGATGATTTGTTTGTGATCTCGAAAGAAAACACCGGTGATGGAATATACGATATTTCTCAAAAGATTACTTTGTCTCAGCTTGCAACTTATATCGCAGGAGCAGAGCCACCGGCGCCCACTCCTCCCGCTGAAGGCATTGTTCATTTTAGCTCTAAAATAATAAGCAATGCTTCCTCTAGCACCGAGTCAAAAGCTTTTGAAGACGATGCGTTTTCAGATATAACCGCTGCAGGGGTTTATGAAATTCAATCGACTTATGCATTTGAATATTACAAACTAGCCACTCCTCAAGGGCCATATCCGTATACCAGGCTTGACCCGAACAGAGCTGGTGATGGTTGGAATAGCTCTAGTGGATTAGGAAAAGCCGCACCAACTGTCGCAAAGCAAGATCTAAAATCCATGGCAATTCCAGCAGGAACAACCGTTAAGTTCTCCCTGGACTGGACTCACTTAGGCGCAACCTACACACACCACAATTACACGAGAGAAGATTTAATATTTTTCGAAATCACTGGTCCAGCCTTAATAGTTGATCTATCTCCGGGCGAGCAGCTTCCAGACGCTTCCTCCGGTACACACCTAGCAAGCATGGGTATAACGCAAGGAAAAGTTTATAATTGGTACAATATATTGCCATATCCCGACACTGATGGCTCACCGAATCGTTCGTATGCGACAATATTCGATAAAGGAACATTCTCGGAACAACGAACCGACACAGGTTGGGCAACTGGAGCACCAAGTATAAATAGCCTTTATTGGAACGATGGGGTTCAATGGAGTCAAACAGTATCTCAAGAACTCTTCCTTAGAGATTCCACTAGAGCAACTATAGATTCGTTATTTAAATTGCCAGCTACCACCGCTAATGGGGTCGCAATTGACCAAAGAACTCTACGCAACATGCCCTATACGTCAACTTTGATTATAGAGTAGACCCTATTTTATTTTATTATACCAATACTTCGAGCTTTGACGCAGTGCGTCATTTGATTCTCTTACATACTCTAAGGCGGAAATAGCTAGCTCGAGCTTTTGTTCAATAAATGAAGAGTCGCATTCGTCTATTACTTCTTTTATTATTTCCTCAATAAAGTCTATATAGGGACAAGTATTTGTCGGTATTTCTGGCGCTGATTGTTTTAGTTTACTTAATTTGTTGATGTCCATACTTTATGGTACACATCAAAAAAAACAACAGTTTTACTTTTTCTTATCCTTGTAGCCTGAATCAGAAACTGGTACGCATTTGCCGTCTTTCTCGACATATCCTTCGCTGCACTCTGGAGGATAACCAGCTTTTTCGTCAGCTTTCGATTTTTTCTTTTTGTCTAAAATACTTTTCTTTATAGCGTCAGGAAGTTTTTTTTCTTTGTCTGTTAGTTTTTCTTCTTTTTTGTCGTCCTTCTTGTCGTCTTTTTCAGCCTTAGATTTGTCCTTCTTTGGTTTTTGGGCTTTTTCGTAAGCGTCTTTCTTTGGGCGATCTTTATCGCCAGGTTTTGCAGGTTTATAATCTTTACCTTCGCGTTTTTTCTTTTTGCGGATATTGTCCCAAAGACCTTGCTTGCTTTCGGATTCGTCTAAAAACTCTTCTTCTGATTCTTCTTCTCCCTTTGTTACTTTCGTGACACTCTTCTTGCTCCACATTTTGCAACTCCAGTATTTTGCCTTAGTTTTTGGCCCGGGATTATCGCATCCATGACGTGCGCGAAAACTTTTACGACGAGCAGGATCATCACGCTTGATTTCCATGTTTGGATCGCCGAAATTAACTTTAACGACATTACCTTTTTCATTCTTAACGTATACCGAAAACTTCTTCGGGCCGCCAGATGTACGAAATGGCTTGTTGAGCTTTTTGCCTTTTTTCTCTTCTGCCGCCCAAGCTTCTTGCGTTACTTCTTCTTCTGTACCTTCCGCCTCTTTAAGTTGGGCGCGAATAGCATCACTAAAATCAAGTTCATTATTTTTATCGTTCACGTATTATATATTACACGAATTTACCTGTTATTTCTATTTCGGCGCTAGAGAATTAACTGTTTTTTTATATTTACCCTTTTACAAAATAGGCCCCCCGATTTTTTTTCGATTTGCATTTTTTTGGGTTTTTTCTTTGTTTTGATTAATTATGGGTTTTTTATATTTGGTTTTTTGGTTTTTATACCCTTCGGATTTTTTTGTACTTGCTATTATTTGAAAATGTAAATTATTAAAAATGAGAATGAAAAACACCACCCCCCGCAAGCTACGCACAGAAAGCTATTTATTCATATTCAAAAAAGTGGGCGACCCCTTGCCTATTTACAAGCGTGAAAAAAATCGGGCATTTGCTAGAAAATAATTGAGATAAAGTTTGCAATTAGCTAAAAAATACCTTACCTTATATATATGAAAGATACAATAGAAACATTAAACATTAGACTACAAAAGCAAATTAGAGAATTAGAAAACTTTAAAAACGATCCCTTGAACGAAGATTTTGAAGATGGAATTGCAACCTTTGCATGCGAAATAAATTCGACAAGAACACAGATCCTTGAAGAAATTGCTCACAATGATAGCGAAAAGCAAATTGCTTTGAAATTACTTGCTAAAATATAATTGCAAATAACCAAAGAAAAAGTTTGCATAAACTCAATAAATAGCTTACATTATACTTATGAAATTAATACTAGAAGATTACGAACAAATTAACGATGATGCCTTTGAGGGTACTTTTTACTATGGAGATGATACAGTGATTGCCCAAATTAGTACAGATTGGCTAATCGACTACGAAGAAAATGATTTTGAAATTCATGCTGTCGTCTTGTCAGTACAACAATATGATAACAACGATCAACCTACTGAATTGACTATAACAAATGAAGAAATTGAAAACTTCGTTGAAAATGAGATGCACGAATGGTTTGACGATTATCTCAAGAAAATCGCTTAAATAGTTTGACACCACACCTTTAATCAATTACCTTGTATATATGAAAATTAATAACGGAGCAATCTATCACAGTAAGTCAAACAATAAAGCCGTTCGCGTAGTGCGAGCAAATCAAGCCTTAGCCATAGCGTATGTCAAACACCACAAACAAGACATTGAGTCAGAAGTTTTCTTTACTGACTTGATGCCCGCAACAATCAAACAAGTAAAACAATATCTAGGCAAATAAATATGCTAATAATTTATATAGTAACCTCAATAATCATTGGTCTAGCTTATACAAACAAATAACAACATGAGAAAAGTAACACAACAAATTAAACAAGCCTTCAATCAAGGCAAATCTTTAAAGGTAGGCAATACAAGGACAGACGGGCAGACCGTTTGGCTACATGGCAACGCAATTGTCAAGCGTGACCCTGACGGCTTGGTCAGATGGTCGCTTGCAGGATGGAACACGCCCACCACACGCGAACGCGTCAATGGTATAGCGAATGCAGATGTTTGCCAATTCAAATTCGAGCCTGTACTAAATGGTCAAGTGATTGACTCATCCGATTGGTTCGCATCGCCTAATAAGTTGCCCGATCCTCTAGTATTCTAAGCTCTCACATAGTTGACCTATACAACAGCCCACTATGTGGGCTTTTTTGTGTCCTATCCTATAGTGGTATAGTGCAATAAATAAGTTGGCACGATATATGAACATTACTTTCATAAGTCGTTGAATACCAAGGGTTTACGGCGGCCATGCCCGCGTAAGTCGTTGGTATTCAACGACTTATGCAATAAACAAAATAAATGAAAATAAATCGCCAAATAGCTTGACATTACGCACATATGCCCCTATGTTATATATATGATAACAATTACATTAAACAAGAACTTCACCAAATGGCTCAACATTACTATGTTCGGCAAGCTAATAGATAACGCTACAAATTCAGCTAATGCGATGCAAATTGCTAGCAGGCTACAAAGACAACACAAGCAGGCAACAGGCGAAAAATTAGTGATTATATCACGATAACGCTTGACACCACCCACCCAATAGATTACCTTATATATATGAACGAAAAACAAAGACTACAAGAAATTATCGACAATAACCTCGAAGCAGCTAATAATGGGTCAGGCTCGGCTATGATGCAATGCGTAGCCGCTCAAGCAGACCTTGATAGGATAGCACAGGCAGAGGCTAACGAGCTAGAGGCTTATATAGCACACACACCACTACCTACCCCCCTTAACATAGTAGACTAATACAATGGCATGGTAGTGCTTAATACCCCCTAAGTCGTTGACTATCAGGCACTTACGGCGGCCCGGCCGGCATAAGCCGTTGAATAACAACAACTTACGGCATAATTGACACAAGTTCCGTGCCAACTTCCCAAGAAAACCCCAAGAGAATAGTGCATCAACATAGTTGAAAGGTAAGTGAGAAAAAGCTTGTGTTTTGCCGGCTTTACCATTACATTGTATATATGAACATAATAGAACAAACAAAATACGAATTAGATTTGGATCTCGACCTTGGCTTGGCATTAGCTGAGGCAGAAGGCGACTTGAACCACTTGGCTCGCGAGTCAAATTCATCCGATTGGCAAGGCTCAATCACGCAGGGCATAACAATTCTTGACGCGTTGAACGCAGTACAAAAAGCAAGAAAAGCTTTCCAAGAAATAAAGCAAAATAATAGCCGGAAAGCTTGACATTAGGCGTATATGCCCTTATGTTATATATATGGAAATTAAGATTAAACCCCTCTGCACTTGGTCAAATGTCGTATTCGATTTATACATCGGAAACAATTACTCCGGATCATTCGATTCTTTTAAGGAAGCTCAAAGCTATGGGCTTAAATTGACAAGCTCTTTTCTTTTACTAGAAAATAACTGAAATAATATGCTAGATAACAAAATACAGAAATTCATTCAAGACAATGGTCTTGTTCGCATTCAAGCCAGCCCAATGTCCGAGGCTTTTGATCTTTGGGAATGTCCCGGCGGTCATGTTTGGACTTTTGACATGATCATCGACTCAGCCAAGAAATAACCCAAAAACCCCTAAGTCGTTGAATACCAAGGGTTTACGGCGGCCAGGCCCGCGTAAGTCGTTGTATACCAACGACTTATGACAAAGTAAAATAAATGCAAAATAATCAATATATCGCTTGACTTTAGCCACTTCATGCACTAGATTGTATATATGAAATCATTATATAATACAGATACAAAAGAATTCACTTTTAACTTTATCATGTGCATCGAAGGCAAAGCCTATCGAGTCGAGGCTATAGCTTGCGAGGACGACATAATGCTTAGCGAGCAATATCGCCCTGAATACATAGATGTTTACATGGCTAAATTGACAAACGAAAAAACAAACGAATTGACAGAGTCAAATGTCTACCAAAATAAAGATCTTTTAAAAGTAGTAAGCGACAAGCTTACGGAAAGGCTAATTACTAACGCTAGTAAAACTTGGTTCGTTACTGATGCACCAAGATTATTCCTTGAACAATTCGATAATAGCCTCGAAATAATGTTTAATAAATAATTCCCTAAATAGCTTGACAATAACTCAATAATCCTTTACCTTATATATGTGAACGAAAAACAAAGACTACAAGAAATAATCAACGATAACCTCGAAGCAGCTAATAACGGATCTGGTTCAGCTATGATGCAGTGCGTGGCGGCTCAAGCCGACCTTGACAGAATAGCACAGGCAGAGCGTAGCGAGTTAGAGGCTTACATCGCCCACACTCCATTGCCTGACCCCATTATCTTGGTTGATTAAACAAAATCCCCTAACTCGTTGATTATCAACGGGTTACGGCGGCCCGGCCCGCGTAAGTCGTTGATATACAATGACTTATGGAAAGATAAAAAAAAGTGAAACTTTTTCTTGACTTTGGCCCAGAATAAGGCTATATTAGGGTATGAATAAAAATACTACATCTCACAAAAATACTAACGCTGACAAAAAAGTCAACATCTGCCCCGCACTAAATCAAATTTTCTCAGTACACGGAAAATCTCTAAACCAGCAGTTGGTCGCAATAACTGCGATTAAGAAAAGTTAACCTTAAATCCCATAAGTCGTTGGTAACCAATGGGTTACAGCGGCCCGGCCCGCGTAAGTCGTTGATATACAATGACTTATGGAAAGATAAAAAAAGTGAAACTTTTTCTTGACTTTGGCCCAGAATAAGGCTATATTAGGGTATGATTAAAATTAACGATGCAGTATCCACCCCATTTTTCAAAGTGGGACAAGTCAACGAGATAGAGGTCAACTCTAAAGGTGTCGAGATGGCTAGAGTCAGAGCCATGGGTTCTGATAAAACCAAATGGTTTAAGCTTGACAGCCTCACCCTACTATGGCACGCCTCTAACTTCTAATCCCATAAGTCGTTGGTAACCAATGGGTTACGGCGGCCCGGCCCGCGTAAGTCGTTGAGTATCAAGTACTTAGGTGGGTTAGGCCCGCCTAAGTCGTTGACTACCAACAAGTTAGGGGATTAAAAATTATTATTTACTATTTATCTATTTGCTATTTATCTATTTGCTATTTGTAGATTTAGTATTTGTCGAGCGCCTCTAAATCTTCTAATAAAACATATAGCTTGCCGAATGCTCCTTGCGCTTGTTTGGTCATATCTTTAAAGCGCCCACTTTCTAAGTTTTTACTTACGCAGTCGGCACTTAGCATATATTCGCCTTTTCTTGGTCTTTCGGTTGTTGGCACTTCCATCATGGCAAATTGACTGCCCCCTCCAATAGTTGTGGCAATAAAAAAAGAACTCATATTGGTCTAGCCTCTCCTTCTATGTTTATGTAATGTAGATTTCTCTTTTTTGCTAATGACTCTGCTAACTCTATGGCTTTTGCCTCGCTAGTTAATTCGTCAATAAATTTTCCAAAAGAAAAAACTTGAATCCAATTAGTAAAATTTTTGTTTCGTCTAACGCTTATCATTATGTTTTAATTGTTTGAAATAATATCTTTGTGCATCATATAAAATACAACGATCCAAGGCAAGAATAAAAGTATGTCGTAGCTCATTTGTAGACTCCTTTCATTTCGTCAGACACTCCGATGTCTTGATCCTCTTCGTCAATGTCTTCAGCAACATCAGAATGAAGAAATTGTTTTTCGTCTTCGATGTCAGCATTGGCGACATTAAAAAGTCCATTCTCACCGATAACTTCCTCGGTTTTAACTTCTTCAACGAAGTTGTCAACCAATGCGTTGGATGTACCTTGGCTTGCAAGGACTGCGTTTTTAATAAGGTTAATTCTTTCTTGTTCTTCCATAATATATAATCTAGTTTAATTTTAGTTTTTTGTCAAGCTGTAAAGAAGTTTTTCTCTAGCTTTCTTTTTTTTGTTAAGATGACTCATGGCTAAATGCTTAAACATTTCCCTTTCTTTATTCGAGTATGCATTAGTTAGTTCCATCGCTTCGTCTAATTCAAAGCCCGAGTCTATTAGTTTTTTAATTGAAAATTTATCATCTTGTATTGATTTTCTTTTTATCTCTGCCCATTCAAAAGCTTTAGATTTTATTCTTTTTGTGTTTTTTTCTGCTTCTTGTTTGATTGCTAATAAGTTATTCATATCTTCATATATAGTTTAGTTTTGTTGATTAGATAAGTACATAGTAAGCCAGTTTTCTAGTTATAGCAAGAAAAAAGATCATTAGTTTTGCATATTGTTCTAAGTCGTTGAGCATCAAGGACTTCTGCGGGCCGGGCCGCCGTAAGTCATTGACTTACAGTGACTTAGGGAATTATTCTTCCATCATCCACTCGTCAAGAGCATAAGTGTCTAAATCCTCATCCTTATAACTCGCACCGTCGGGTGTTTCTGTTTGGTCGCAAGCTTCTAGCTCATTCGCTAAATCCTTATAGTGAACAAATCTTCGAGCCATCTTATAAAGCCCTTCGTCGTTAGCTAACCATAAAGCCACATTCCAAGTCGCCCAATTCTTCCATCCGTTGTATCCTTCCATAGTCTTACCCTTCTATTAGTTGCTTAAATTGATCGTAAACTTTTTGCTTGCTACCTTTTAGGTTAAACTCGTCCTTAACGATGGAGTAGCAACTCCTACCCCTTGACATCCTCAAGCCATTAAGCTCAAGCCTTAGCCCCCGAAGTAATGTTTTAAATCTGAATGCTTCAATTTGTGTTGGTGTGTTTAGTATCATATCTTTAATATAGTTTAGTTGTTGTCTTGTGTCAAGTCTTCTTTTTCTAATTGTACTCTGATGTATAGGTCGCCATTCTCGTCTTCGTCCATGTCGGCATAATTGCAATCTTTAAAATCTTTAATGTCGTATCCTCTAATATTATCAATAGAGAAAGAGCATAAATCATTTCCTCGGTAATCTTCAATCTGTATTATCATATCTTTATGTGTTAAACGATTTCTTTTACCATTTTCATTAGTCCCTTTACTTCGTCTAGGTTTTGTTGAAGCAAGTTAAGTTGTGCAAGTATGCCTTTGTAACCGACATATCCTCCATTCATGTGACCCTGCCAAGTGTCGCCCACTTTCTTGAATGAAACATCCCAACCACAATGATAATCATATGCTTTTAGGATGCCGTTTGGCAAGAGTTCAAATGTTAGTTCTTTTCCGTTTGTTTTGTCTTTTAATGTCATATAAACAAACTAAGGTATAAACCTAATTAACGCAAGAAAAAAGTTAAGTTTTTTTGCATATTGTTCTAAGTCGTTGAGCATCAAGGACTTCTGCGGGCCGGGCCGCCCTAAGTCGTTGAGTATCAATGACTTACAGGGGTAAAAATAAAGCTTGCAATTAGCCCCAAATAGAGGTATATTAAGATATGAAATTAATAATAGACGACATCGACCCTAGCGAACATACATTCTTCGCATCAATCTCAAACGACGACTGCCAAAAAATGATCTTGAGATGCTCCTTCTACACAGACGAGCAGGAAGAATTGTATGGAGATCAAGTTTCAGCGATTCATGTGGTCGGCTACTTCAATTCAGTCGAGGAGATTGTAGCTTACGGAGATCATGGATTTCCGATGACCCCGCCTGTTGAGCTAGTAAAATCAGCTATGGATCAGCTTAAGGATGTTGAACTAGAAATTGAGTCTCGAGAATGTGAAGTCGATTACTCACCTCAATACTACGATCTAGTTTAAACCCCCTAAGTCGTTGACAACCAATGGGTTGCGGCGGCCCGGCCCGCCTAAGTCGTTGACTATCAATCACTTAGGAGAACTTCTTTCAACTCTGTGACTGACCACCCCGAAAGCTGAGAAAGCTCCCGGAGTGTCATTGATATATTTGAGTCAAATGTATTTGTTACTTTTTCTTTTGTCCATTTATTCATGAGTTTGTCCCTTCTACTACGAATCCTGTTTCATCCTTCTTTGCCAAACCTTTTTCGATAAGACCAACAACAACACCTTTCTTGTCAAGAAAACGCAAGTCAGTTTCATCACCATTGACGACCTCAAAGCCTTTCCATGTTTTGGGTAATTGATTGCGAAATACAACGGCAACATTGCCACCCATTAAAAGAACCATCTCGCACTTTTTGTCGTTATTCTCTGAGCGAGAAAAAGTTAAATGATAATTAGAGGGAAATTTTGCCTCGCCCTTGATAAAAGGTTTGCCGAGAAAAGAACACATTCTTTTGAATGATTTGGTATAATCATAAAATTGAGTTGATGAGTGCTTTTCAAGAATAGTCGCACCATCCTCATTGATCTCATTTTCCCACATGATGTCGCTTGTAAGATTAGGACGAAATACAGCTTTCATGCTTTTCTTTTGTGCCGACTTAATTGAAGAAGTAATTTCTTTGGATAATTTCTCAAAAAACTCCATTTTCTTCTCAAAGAACAATTTTGTTTTGTTGATGCGTGAATCTTGAACAGATCCCATTTGACCACGACCTGCCGTATTCAAACAAGACATTGTGCAACCTTTAGAACGCCATTGGCAAGTTTCGTAGCCTGAAAGATTTGCTGGAGCTAAATGAATTCCTTTTGTGATGTAACCGAGTTTTTCTCCTTTGAGAATTTTTTGATTACCTGATGTGAGAAGTGTTGTTTTAATCATAACTACATACTAAGGCACTTTTTCAATTAACACAAGAAAAAAATCAATTAAAATGAAAATAGTTCTAACTCGTTGAATACCAAGCACTTGCGCGGGCCTGGCCGCCATAAGTCGTTGATTATCAACAACTTAGATAAAGAAAATAAAATGAAAATAATAGCACTTTTTTCTTGCCTAAACCCAATAAGTAGACTACTATATACTTATAAACCAAATAATAACACTACTAAAAAAAAGGAAAAATATGACACACACAGTAAACAAAGAAACATTAGAAAATGCAGTTCAAATGAAACAAGGAATCGTAGTACACGATTTAGAAACCCTCAATCGTTTGGTCGGTGATGCGATTCTTCAGGTCGCCTCCCAAGATACAATGGGATCAATCAATGCTAAATCTGCGGTAGAGAAAGTTGCCAAAGATCAATTCGAAAAAGATTACGGAAGTCGCCAGATCTCATGGGTAGATTATGCTACCAAATTCTCCGAGAATCTTGATGGCAATCCTTTTCTTCTTGACGAGATTCTCGCTAATAGATTAGAAAGGTCTTAATCAAAAAACCTCGTAACTCGTTGATTATCAACGGGTTACGGCGGCCAGGCCCGCGCAAGTCGTTGACCATCAACAACTTAGGTAATTAAGGTAGAAATAAAAAAGCCCCTCCCCGAATACTCAGAGAGGGGCAAGTAATGACTATTTACGCCAAAACTAATTCGGATCCGACTTTTTCTTTTTCGATGCCGACAAAAGGATCAAGCACCGAATGAAGAGCATATGACCTGTTCATGAGGTGAGCAGGTTGGGAGCTTAGTTGTAAGTTGCCCTTATATACTTCTGTAAAAGCATTATAAAGTGAATTTACATTTCTATCCCAAAATGAAGGGTGATCGCTAGATTCCCATTGATTCAATACATCGGGGATTCTTTGCAGGTTGATCGCCTTAGCTTGATAAGCCTTGACGATTAAATCGTTTGCCTCAGAGTTAGTGATCTCTTTCTCTTGGTAAGACTTGACCCGATTGTCTTGAGTGTTCCACATTGTAAAGAGTTGACCCAATCCGCTTGAGATTTTTTGACTAATCACATCAAGCAACTTATCAAGTTCGCCCATGTGCTTGCGAGCAACGACAACCTCGTTAGAAAAGATTAAGTTGTCGCACACAAAGGGAGCATCACCTGCACACATACCCGCAGCGAATGCTTTATCGTGAGCGTTACGCAACCCGATAATGGTTGCCCTTTCCTCTTGACCCTTTCTTGAGCCGTGGCTCACTTGAAACAGCCCAAAGTATCTTGCTCCATCTTTAGCTAGATTATGGCATTCGCTTTGCACTTGGAAGTGCCTAGAGGACAATTCACTTCTGAATCTATTAATCATGTCAATATGACTGATAGGTTGATGAGATACAGAGCGAGAGCCGTCTTTATTGAGCTTTTCCCTGTATGTTGCTAATGGAGTATTAACGGCTTTAACTTGTGAGAGATTGACGACATCATGCTCGCCTCCGCAGATTGTTAGGTTGGATTTTCTTGTTATCATAGTATTATAGTAGTGTATTTTTTTTAATTTGTCAAGGATTAATTTTTATAGTTTTGGTCTAATCCTGTTTTGTTTAGTATTTCGTATGCAGTTGCTTTTTCAGCTATAGCTTTGAGTGTTTCGCCTATCATGTCAAGGACTTTGAAGTCATCAATGTTAAGTTCTTTTTGCATTGGTTCGATGACCATCTCAAACAAGACGCTTTGCATTGCTTCCATGACTTCGTCGGGAGATGGTTGACTCTTTGCGTAGGATTCGTTTATATTCATTTTAGTCTTCTTTTAGTTGTATGTCGTAATGCTCGCCATCTTTAAGCACCATAGATGCAAAGTTTTTTAAACCTAGCTTTGCTTGCTCTAATGTATAGGCTTTAGTTCTTGCGATCTCTACCCACGCCCCTGATGATGTGTTTGCCATTAATTGATATATATTCATGCTAATTTTGTTTTATGTTTTAGTTTTCTATGCAAGACTTTATTCTTCATCTTGAATGGTCGAGCCTTAGTGAAAAGGATTTGTTTTCTTATCTTTATCTCTCTCGCTTTCATATATACATAGTAAGCTAATTTAATAATTAACGCAAGAAAAAAGTGAATTAAAACAAAGATAGTTGTAAGTCGTTGAATATCAGGCACTTGCGCGGGCCAGGCCGCCGTAAGTCGTTGATAGTTAAGTAGTTACAAAAAACCCCCCTTTCGGATTCGAAAGGAGGGATAATGATATTAAGCAAAGTCTATTTGCTAATTTCGCTTTTCTAATCGGTAAAGCTCAAAAAGGTCATTGCGATGACTTTCATAAGCCTGTTGAGACTTGTCGCCCCGCATCTCCTTGAGGGCCAAGCTATACCCTTGTGACCTAAGACTTGACCGAAGCCAATTAGCTTTTTTGTTTGCCAAGTCGTTGGCGTCGCTTAAATTTCTATCCTTTAATAATTCTGATGATGACATAATATTATACTCCTTTGGTTAGCGATACGATACGATCATAACGGAAGGAACGAACTCCTCCTTTGTTGTGGCAGAAACTTCTGAAGCCCGCAACTTTGATGGCTTGGGCAACATTGCCAAACTCATTCTTGTGTTGTGGTTTTTCGATGGTGTACATCTCGGTTCTTCCGTCCGCAGTTGTATAGACTACGCTATAAAGTGGGTTGAAGATTCTTTTGATTGTGTTGATTAGTTTTAGCATGATGCTTTTTCCTCCGTTTTTGTGTTGTAGTAGTTGTAAGTCTCGCAAGCCTCATCGGCTGATTCAAAACTTACTGCGATTAAATCTCTTTGGATGTCGTGACAGAACCAAGGTGTTTCTGACTCTTCAAAAAACAATTCCCATTGCTCTGTGTCTTCGTTGTAATTAGGAAGGTCAAGGGGTCTGCCTTCACATACTGATTCTATATAATTGTTCATGGTTTTATTCTCTCAAATTAAGAGTCGTGTGTCAACTCTTTTAATATTTCTTTTTGTACTCTTGCTTTTTTATTTTGGTCGTCTACTATCTTTGCTAAACGAACTAGCTCGGCAGTTACCTCTTTCTTTGATTGGGCAGGTGCTTTTGGATTCTTGAGGACTTCTACTAATGGAGGAATAATGGATGCCCAAGTTGGTGTGATATCTATTGTTTTTTCTGTTTCTTTCATAACTATAATATAGGTTAGTTTGTTGTGTGTGTCAAGCGTTCTTATAAAGAATCTTCTTCCCATTTGTTTTTAATTTTCATCTAAATTAAAGTGATCCACATTGCAGTGAAATAATTCTTCATCTTTGTCCATAATAGCCACAAGATCATCGTAAACATAACTCATAAGATCGTCAAGATCCATGTCGTCTACAATTTTTTGTGCTACTGCCATCACATTCTCGTCTGTATAATTCATTATTGTTTTTTCTGTTTCTTTCATAAGTATAATATAGGTTAGTTTGTTGTGTGTGTCAAGGGTTTTGTTAATTCAGCAAGGGATTGGTGAGTCTTCGTCTGTTACGATGGTTACTCCGAAATGAGATGCTAGCTCTGAAATCATTGTATCCTTATTGAAATAATTATATGCATGGGTTAAAAGTTGCTCTTGCTCTTCTCCTGTATGCCCATCTCTGAGTTCGTCATATATCTCAAAGATGTTCATGTTCCAATTCCAGCCTTCTACTCTTGATTCTATCTGTGATTTTGTCATATTTTTTTTGTTTGTTTGTTTATAGTTGTGCTGATTGGAAAGATGATTCTATCCTAAGCTCATTTTGTAATGAGGTCAAGCTCAAAACAATATCCTCTAAGATTTCTTCTGCGGACTGAATAGTCGCACCAAGTGGAAACTTGTCGGGGTGTTGTTCGTGTCGATCCAAACATACTTTGGACATCGGATCGGCATATGCCATTTCTCCTCTGACTATGTCTAGAATGGTTTCTCTAATTTTTGCTTGTGTCATAATTATCTATTGTACGCAGTTACTTGGTTGTGTTGTAGTTTAACTTGATCTGCATAGTATACAAAACTTTCGTCCTTCTTGTCAACAAAAGTCTCATACTTATATGGATTATATGTTACCTCTGTCGCGGGGAGATCGGTGTCTACATTCTCTGCGTCTTGAAGATAGCCCTTGACAAATGCGTGAACATTCTTACGCTTTTCACGGAGAACTTTTTCTCTACCCTTAACATCAACATGAAAATAACAATCCCACATTCCAATTGAATGATCCTTTGGGATGTGAGCTTTAACTAATCCGTGTTGCTTTACTGACCAGCAGTCTTTGTGAAGATTCTTGTATACATAAACAGGTCGGTTAGACTTGAGGATGTATCGTGGGTCTTGTTGGTTTCTCTTTATCATATATACATAGTAGACCATCTTTTTAGTTAACGCAAGAAAAAAAACAATTAAAACGAAAATAGTCATAACTGCTTGAACATCAACACTTTGCGCGGGCCCGGCCGCCGCAACCCCTTGGTTATCAACGACTTATGTAATTTTTTAATTTTGTAGCTTAATTTTTAATTAAATTTTATTTTATATTGTAGTTTTTTATATTGTAGTTTATATATTTATAGTATTTGTATTATATATATTTGTAGTTGTTGTATTTGTAAGGGGCCTATTTGTAAACGGTAGAGTTGTAATTGGGCGGAGCCCGCATTATTCAGACTTCACCAGGATTAATGCCAAAAAAAGAGTCAAAGCAATATAAGCTAACATCATATTCTTAAGCACGTATGGATTCAATCGCTTCCTTCACTGAGAGGGGCACGAATGGAGACTGAGCCATGTCGTCAAGTGCTCTAGACGGAATAGAAACATCACGAAGATAGTCTCCGTCCGCCTCCTTCTCTGACATAATAGTCTTAGCCATGTAAGCACCGGCTACCTCTCGGGAATTACCGAAACGCATAAGCACAGGAATGTTAGGCACCTCCTTCTCAAGCACCTCAAGGTCGTTGGAATCGATAAAGCCGAATTGTTCTTTAGATATAATTTTTAGTAATGTTTTAATCATAAGTATAATATATGTGTTTTTGTTGGTTGTGTCAAATTAATACGGCGGAAATAGTAAAATTAAATTGTCCTTGGAGCCGCCCTTTGGGTGAGTTAAAACTCCTATCGCTCTAATGTTGTTTGGCTCATCATCAATCCAATATAAATCTTTCAATTCATAAGTGCGCATTAAGTCTTTGAACGAATCATCCATGTGCCCTTGTATGAATTTTATGCTCGATGGTGATGGTGGCGAGTTAATTCTTCTTCTATATCCATTGTTTATTATTGGTATCATGTATATGAGTATGGCAGAAATGTGGCGCTTGTCAATAAATAAAAAACCCCCCTTGCGGATTAACGCAAGAGGGGCATAATAACAAAACAGCGAATAACCAACTCGCAATAGAAAGACCCGCCTCCTTTAAAACCCATTAAAAAGGGGGCGAGATATTATGAAAATGGTGTGGGAAGGGATTACTGTATACCCTCGACTTTTCGGGATGAACATCAGTTCATGGTTTCCTACTTCGCACTACAAATTAGACTTGGTATTCGTCATCGACTCATCCGATTGGACTCTATCGCTCCACCACAGAGAATTTGCATACTTTAGCCCGCTCATCACAGGCTTATTCAGTCACCCACAGGAAGGATTATAAGCCCTTCCAAAGTTTTTAAAATGTTAAAGATCAAGCTTATTTTATTTAATTGAGTTTAGCTTTCTCAATGATTTATATAGTATACTCTATTATTTGTTATTTGTCAAGTTCTTTTTTGGAAATTTATAATCTTTATTCCATACTAGTATGTTTATTGATTGTCCTTTGTATTTAAAATTATTATTATATTTAAAATTATACATAATTATTTATTAAGTTTGCGAAGTTCTTTTAATAAGTCTTTTATTTTATTGTAACTATCTTTGGGCGGAAACATATCATTTGTTTGTGGATATATTATTGATCCGTATAAATCTTCTAGGAACTCTTCCGCTTTAACTAATTTAATTAAAGAAATTTCTTTTGGAGTTAATTGTTCCTCCAACTCTTTATTGGATGCAAACATACTAACCTTGTCGCTGATGGGCTTGATTGAGGCATCCATTACGCAACCCTCCTTGCTCGCTGAGCTTGAATCTGTAGCAATCTACGATCCGCTTGTCGTTGTTGGGCTTTAATAGAATCCTCTACTACTGAACCATAGTTGGCGAACTTAAACTGCTTGATGTAAGTTCCTTTGGAGATGTTTGATGCGATGTGTGATGCTCTTGCTGAATTGCTCATGGTTTTATTGGTTGTTGTTATTGTTGGTGATAAGATTAACTATATAGACTTCTTGTGTCGTGTCAACCACTTTTTTTGTAAAATTTAAACATTCGGGGCAATAACCTTTTCTCCAAGAAGGATTATCTCTCCCGCAATCACAAAGCATTCCGCCTAGTATTTGAGACTTCGGGGCGCAACTAGAAAACAATAGAATAAATAATAAATACTTCATTTTTTTCTTTTTCTTGATTCCTTTAGTATTTTCTTATCTTGCAACATATCATTAATGTAGAATTCATTATTAAAGATGCCCCGAATGTTCTGACCATTATTGGTTAGCTTATTCAAGTGTGCTTTAAGGTCGTCTATCATGCCGTGTACGACTTCTAGCGCCTCATCTTTTGATGCGGTCTTGCCTGTGGCTAGAGTTGTTAGCTTTGCGCCCGCTTTTAATTCTTTTTTTAATTTAGTTAATTCTTTTTTAATATCAATTATTTCATCTAATTTTGTATTTATATCTCTAGCTAAACTCATATTTGTTATTTGTTATTTGTTAATTTGTAATTCATTATTTGACCAAGTATGAATAATCGGGGCAAAAAGTCAACACTTTTATTTAGTTGGTGTAAAATAAATCATGGATTATAAAACAAAAAAGAAAATTATTATTAATTATTTATTAAACTACTTTGTTAACTTTGTGGGTGAGGTCGAATTTGCCGTACCCCATAAACTGGTGTCCGCTCATTGGGCGCAGACTACATACGAAAGGCTTAGTGAACAAGAGAGGGAGAACATCTATCTTGCGTCCCTATCCAAGCAAGCTAAACACAAAGCAAAGATAATTGATTATTTGGAACATTCGCTTTCAGGTTCACTCACCATGTCTGAAGTTAATGGCTCGCCCGAAAAGAGAAGGATGCGTATTGAAGAGTATGCCCGACATAAATACGACTCGATGTCCGAGCGTGACAAACAAGCTATACTCAACATAATAAACAATAGAATATAATATACTTATTTGAATAAAACAAAATTACAATTTAAAAAAACTATTATTTAAAAATTAAACAAAAAAATTATTAATATTTACCTTCTATATAATTGGGGAATAGCATTACTAGATTGCTATCAGTATAACCCTCATCTGTTGGCTCTGCTAGCTTACCTACTGCCCTAGCGCCCTCGTCTGTCTCGATCCAATCTAGGTCTTCAATCAAGTAGACCTCCATTAACTCCTTGAAACTATTTTCTAGATGCCCCTCAAGGAACTCAACTGATGGATCTTTCGGCATTTTAAAAATCTTTTTTAATATTTTATTATTATTTGGGGCTTATTAATTAATATTTTATTTGTAATTTTATTATTTCGGGGCTTTTATTTGTAATTATTTGTTATTGTTACTGATATTATTGTTTATTATTATTTGCTTAAATAAGCTAAAGCAAACTAAAACAAACTAAAATGTGCTAAAACTTTCTAAAATCATTTAAAATATTTTATTATTATTTGTAGAATGGATAGCCAAATCTATTTCGTTCTGTTTTTATTTTTGGTTTTGTTTTGTTATTATTATTGCGCCTTTTAAGTTTTAATATTAAATTATAAATTATTATTATTAATCGCGCGAGGGTTTTGGTTATCTGTTTCATTTGCTTATTGTTTCTTTTTCTATATAAAATTAAAATAAATAATTAAAAAGCCGACATCA